CTTTTGCTTGAAGAGCATTTCCACAGCGAAAATATCACTCTGTGTCCAATTATTGATTGTAAAACACCAATTCCTAAATCTAGACATTATATACTTATGTGTTTATTTTATTTTTTCCTAAAGTTCCTAAATTCAATTTCACACAGAAGTTAAGGGGTAATACTGACCCTTAACTTCTATTTCATTTTTCTCCTAAATATAGATCCCCCCCACGTTGCGGCCCCCCGAGGGGCCTTAAGGACTACTCGTCCAGAGCGGGTGTTCTTCCGACGGGCGGGCTCGCGTCCGCTCCCCTGTCGGGCTTCGCTCTCTAAATTTGTACAGCGCTTACGCCTCTGTATCAGTTTTGCGCTAAATAGACTTCAGTAGCAAGGCCTGAACGGCCAATCAATTAGAATAGTTTCATTAATTCCAAAAGAGAGGGTTGAAAATTATATTATTCTTTTCCCTAAATATATCTGATATTTTATTTTTAAGTTATTTTACGAATAAATAATATATTATATTTATTCCTAAATATTTATGCGTCGATCAATTTATGCGTCAAATTCAGCACCAAAATCTACGACACCTGTATCAGGATTAATTGTCTGTTGATTAGCTTCTCCAATAGTAGCAAGAGGAGCAGTTTGTAAACAAACTTTAGATCTAAGAGTATTTTTCATACCAATAGTTCTTAAACTTTCACGAACCACACTCAGTTGTCCAGATCCAATTGAAATTTTTCCGTCACCAACACCAAGACCTTCGTTACTACCAACTATACCTGCTTGAAATTCAACCACGATAGAATATGAAATACCGGCAAGATGAATATAAGACACTTGCTCTTCACGAGTACACACAGGCAAATCATTAAAAACAAACGACGAATTAAATTGCTGTCCTGGTTTTAAAGAAAAGTCAGCAGTAGAGACCTTTCTAAACCAATAATTCCAACCATCTTTAACGTGAGGAGATGAAAATGACAAAGTAGGATCAACAAAAGCACACGCACCTGTAGAATTGAGACTTGAACCAGGCATATTTTTCGATGTTCCAAAATTTACAGTATTAGCACCTGTACTGTTAAATACCCAACCGTTTCCAACAGTCTGTTCAGCACCAGCACCAATAACTTGACCAGCAGGGGCAAGAGTAGAATAATACATTAACATATTAACAGGATTAAGCAGAGCACTATCATAAGGACCTGGAACATCTCGCTTATAAGCAATTAAATGAACTTTACCTGTAATAGAATTTGTAGAACTATTAATCATTTGTATTTTTTCAGTATGTTTATCAACATAAAACCTAGCACCATCACCGGATCCACTTCCAGTTATTTGAGGATTAGCAGTTGTAGTATCTGTATTATAATTAGCCTTATAAGTCGTAATATCTGCTTGTAAATCTGTATTATTAACTATATTTACTTCCATTCCAAACATCGCTTTACGCCCACTTGTGCTCTCGGCACTAAAAGCATAATTACGCTTAAATAACAACGGAGGTCTTACAGTTCTTGAAACCTTCTCTTGAAATGATGTTATTCTTTGTTTTCCAATTACGACTGCTTTTGAGGTTGTAATATTGTCACTATTTTCTAACCTATTTTTGAAATTAGATTGAGCACGCTTACCAGCAGTAGATCTTACTGCTTGTCTGCGCTTATACACACGCTTACCAACAGCAGCAGCAGCGGTAAGAACAGCAGCAGCACTAGGCTGTAATCTACGACGAGGATACGTCTTTTTCATTGGCGCTTTCGCCTTTCCACCAACACGAGCACCACCACGACCTTTTTTAAAAAAACGAGGCATTTATAAACTATGCCTAGTTTTTATAATATTTCTTCCACAGAAGTTAAACGCCTTAATATTTGCGCTAAAGAATTGTCAGTCCAATAAAACTGGGGAGGAAATTCACACGTAATATATATATTAGGACTATTTATGTGAACATAACCGCCTTTAACCTGTCCCTGATAAGAGTATCTATCTAATATCCTTAATAATGTTCTATAAGGTATTGAATTATCAAAATCATCGATCAAAATTGTTTCTTGATTATTGTACCCATCCCACCACTGAGTATTATCCTTTATGTATATATTTTGCTGACCATAAGTGTCAACTACATATCGTGTCTTACCAACACCTGCTAAACCCCATCGCCAATACACTTTTGGAGGATTTTGTCTCGGTAACTGAACTGCGGCAAACATTTTTTCAAATGATCTACTATACCTTAAATACATATCAGGATAATCAAACATAATGTCTTCCATCGTTAATTCGTGACTGCGTATAGCGTCTGTAATTTCTTTTATATCTGTACGTTTGCCTTGACCTGGAGGCAATACACCAAATTCCTTAAACGTTGAATTTTTTAATTTAGTTTTATCATCTTTAACATAATCTTCGCCACCACAATAGATGCGGTTTTCTTGAGGCGTGCCATTAGCCACTATCAAATGTGACCTTCCTAAAGCTTTTTTCATAAACTCCATAGACAATGCGTTTGCTAAATGAATAAACCCCTGTAAATGTGGCGTTCCTTTTGCGCCAACCTCTTGACTGTAACAGCCGTATGTTGCCTTTTGCTTGAAGAGCATTTCCACAGCGAAAATATCACTCTGTGTCCAATTATTGATTGTAAAACACCAATTCCTAAATCTAGACATTATATACTTATGTGTTTATTTTATTTTTTCCTAA